TTGTCCACGCCTTGCTGCACCTACAGCTTCTAACCTTGCTATTTCTTCTGCAGTAGCAGCAGGAGCAACTTGTGCTAATCCAGTAAGCATAGATGATGCACCTAATTGACGCTGACGCTGTGCTTGCGCCTGTTTCAATGCCTGTCCATATGCTGCACTTAAACCTTTTGCTCGAAGATCACCAATCTGTTCTGCTAAGTTTCTACCCCGTTCTGCTTCAACAATAGCCTGTCTACTTCCACCAAAAGCACCACTCTGAACTGCCTTAAGGTCCTGTTCCTGTTTCAGAATATCAGACGCACGACGAGCTTCTCGCTCCTGAATATCAATTACTTGCTGAGTAAAAGGATCAATGTAGCTGGCAATTTCTTGCCCACTTGGAGCAATTCCTGCCATTGTAGCAAAAGCTGCGGCGGGTGTTGCATACCTTTGCGCCTGACCTACCTGTTCCGCAGTAAGAGCATAAGCCCTTTCCTGTTCTGGCGAGAATGGTGAAATCTCTTCGCCAGTGTAAGGAACATAACCTTCTTCCTTCCTTGTCTTATAAATATCCTGCGCTTCAGATAAAACTTCTCGTACATAGGGCCTTAGTTCTTCAGGAATTTCGCTTGTCTGGACAGAAGTTGTTGTAACTGGAGGAGGTGGAGGAGGTGAACCAAAGAACTGTACACACTGAGTATTCTCGTTGATCGTGCCTGAACCACCCATAGCACGAAGAACAGCCATCTCCTGTTTATTGACATGAGCCAGTTCTGTATCACCACAAATACCTTTACCAGACAACTCCTCATACAAAGAGTTATAAAGAAATATCTTTTCCTCTGTAGAGTAGTCTGAAAGTAGTTTAGAGAATTTGTTTTCCATATTCATTATTACAATTCCTTGGTTAATACAGTGGCGTATTTTTTATAATTAAACTTTTCTAGTTTTCTTTTCCATCCATCTCTGGCAATTATTTCTATATGCTTTGCATTATTTTCTTTGGCATACTTTACAATAGCTGATTCGTCAGAGACACAATAATCTAACCACTCGTCTATTGCATTTGTCTTTGCTCCTACTAAAGCAATAGTAACGGTATTCATTCTAGGATATTTATTTAACTGTGTTATAGCAGCAACTACAATTCCATTCTTTTTACTCAATCCCAACCATAGCTGCATACTTTCGTTTACAAGTAATTTATAGATATCTTCTAAATTATATTCCCCTGAATTTCTTTCTAATGGTTTGGCCAGTAAATCCCTTACATACGGCCATGTAACTTCTATACAGTTTGACCTTATCTTTGTAACTTCCATTTAAGCTATCGAACTTAGTCCTTTCTCCGCATTAATTTCTTTTTGTTGTTCTTCCCTTCCAAATGCTTCTTTACGAACATCTTTTAGAAAATCATCTAACTCATCTGCACCAGCATCAGAAGAACCATTACCAAGCATAGACACTACATCAGCAGGTATAACATATTCATCTTTACTAAGAAGAGCAAAGTCAGGATTACCACCCTCTACTCGGAAAGGTATTTCATCTGACATACCATCACCCTTTCCTTCTACTTGACCCTCAAAGTATTCTCCTACATCCCCGCCTTCTTTAAATCCAGTTATATCTAAAAGTCTTTGTTTTAAATCTCTTGTATCAGGAATAACTATTTTTTGACCAACATTAATTTTATTTTTATCCTCAATAAAAGAATCTTCTTTATTTCTTTGATTAGCTTTAAAGATATCATCAACTTCTACACCATACTCATTAGCAATTTCTCCTAAAGTATCACCTGAAGATACAGTATATTGTCTATCAACCCCAAATAAATTTTTCACTATACTTGGTAATGCTTCGCTATCATAAGACTTAAATGTTTTACTACCATAAGATTTAATCGTATCTAAAATACCTTTATCTTCTCCCTGATCTGTATCGCCGGATACACTTTGTTTACCAAGACTATAATATTCTACCCCTGAAACTTCATTAGCATCTTCTGATTCTAAAGTATCCATAGCTCCTCCTGCACCAAGAAGATGAGAGGCAGCTAACATTCCTGAAACATGTTCTTTAGAGCTACTAGGAAAAAGATAACTATTCTTTTTTAATTGCCTATAATTAAATTTAGCATTATCTTTAAATAATTTATCTTGAAGTTTTTCATTTGCAAAAAATTGATTTAGGTTTTTTACATTTCCCTTTCCGGTCCAGTTTTTAGAGTCTTTAATTGCTTTGTTACCCTTTTTAGAACTTCCCTTTTTCAAATAACCAAGAGTTTCTAATGCTTGTGCACCAAATTGATAACCACCTACATATCCTAATTGATTTATTGCTGAGTAATTACCGCTACTTTCACGAATTAACATAGCCTTTCTTAAATTTTCTAAAGACTTATTATCTAATTGACCAAGAGAACCACCCTCACTCATAGGCATAATACTAGCTAATCCTGCTTGAGGAGCTACTTCACTGACTTGGATTTCTTCTTGCGCTTGAACCGGCCTATCCATTGGCATAGCCATTGCTGGCATATTAGTTCTAGTTCTATCGGGTAATGATGTAACAACATTCTTGACAACATCTAAGTTTTCCCTTTCTGACTCAACTTCTACACGCTTGTCTATCATATTAGCAGCTTCACTGCCAGCACCAAAAGCAGCTAGCGCCGCAGCAAATGGTCCTGTCTTTTGTGGATTAGCCATAGCATATTGACCAGCAGTATTCATAACCTGACCCATAGCATCAGAGGGATTAAAACCAACAGGTACGCCAGTATCTACATCTACTTCTTGTTTACCTAAACTCTGTAGACCAGCATCAGGAGATGGCATTTGCATTTGTTGTACTTGAGCAGGGCGTTGAGCAGCTTCTCGTAGTTGCTGAATATCCGCAAGCCTGTCTAAACCCTCGAATGGTAAAACCATTATAAACATCTCCTAATATCCATGTAGTTAGACTGAGGTACAGTCATGTCTGCATGTAATGTATTTTCATTATTATACAGTGAACCTTTTGAATATGCCATACCTTCAGACTTTGTAGCACCAAAAAAGTCAGGCGGTTGTACTATGCCTTTGTTTACATTTTCTATAAATGTATTTTGATTTATTACTTCTAAAACTTTCTTATAGTCATACATTAGTTAAAGTCCACCCATCCAGTGCCTTCTACATATCCTCTAAACTTACTTGCGCTAGCAGAAAAGGCTATATCACCATTAGCAGGTCTTCCTATTTCAGACACACTAACGACAGTGTACACTTTTGTAGCTGGCGCTGCCTCTACCTGTATGTCTCTCGCCTCAAGCAAAAACTTTAACTGTCCAGCATAAGCAAGAAGAGTATCATAAACTTTAGTCAAATCCTCTGTGTTTGTATATCGTGGTAATTCTGGATAGAGAAAAGCCATTAGCGTTTACCATCTGATTGAACTGCCAATCGTACACTACCCCACTTCCATGAAGTATTAAAACTATCACAAGATACTCTTACATTAGCCTGTCTTCCTCTGGCTCTAAAGTCTACCTTTTGAGTTACAGCATTAATTTCAAACGGTCCTTTCTCAGAGTAATCAGAAGCAGGATATTCTTTTAGATTAACAGAAAATTGAATAGCACCTTGATTGATAGTATAATCAGGAATAATTTTATCCATGAACATAAGATTATTACCATCTTCTATATCAAAGTCTGCGGACTGTAGAAAAGATGTCAATGCCTGACCATTGCCAGTAAAGACAGATGTAGGTTCATTATCCCAGATATATTGGTCAGCCGCTGCAGATACTTGTCCTAGAGCAATCGTATTGGTAAAGACAGTAGCATCTTTAAATGTCGTATAGAAGCTAGTACCATATGCCCACGTATCTTCTTCATAATTATAAATTACATAAGCGTCTGGTTCTTGTAATCCTTCTTTAGGATAAAACCAGATAACTTCATGAAACTCTGAGTTTACTGCGGCATAGACTTTATCTGATTGAGTCATATTAAAATCATCATACAAGTATCTACGAACAGTACAGTCTAGTTTTTTAACTCTACCCTCAAAGATATAAAAGTTATTCTCACTCATCCAAAATGAAATACCATCTACATTTACTGCGGCATGTGGTGAGATTAATCCACAGTTAGAACCTAGCTGTGCAAGAGAAAAGATAAATGGTGGACCAACATACTGTAGCGCATACATTGCCTTATCTGTCCAGACATGTATTGCATTACGTGTACGAACACCGCCCTTTAATGTAGTACCATCTACCACCTGTATTTCACCAGATGTAGATGACACTGAAGGTGTCCAGTTGGTATAGTCTTCTTGATCTGACCATCTAATAAGCAGTGGATTAAAAGTTCCTGAAGCAAACTCATTTGTACCAAAAGCAATAACATGCCTATCATTAGGAGAGACGACAATACTGTTTATACTTGTTGGTGCAGTATCTACGACAGTTGCTCTTTCTGGTGAGGTACTAGCATCTGCATCCCAGTGAAATAATTGACTACCACGACGAACAGCAAGCATGTCTTCGCCATAGTTATCTAATGACCATTGAGTTGCTAAGAACGTAATGTTAGAAGAATTAGCTGGACTATTCCATGCTCTTTCACCAGTAATCGAAGCGCCAGCATTATATACGCCAGCACCATAGCCTAAACCCTGAATGTTATTTAAATTTCCTGTAGGTAAAAGAAAGTTTAGTGTTGCTGTGCCAGCGTTTGTATCTGTACCTGTTGCTGCACTTGTCGTGCTAATATAAAAGTGGTTTAATCCACTGGTGCTTACAGCCCTGTAAACAGGCCCACCAAAGCTACTTGCAGCAAAGTCAGTTGTAGCAAAATTATTAATTGATGCGCTAGTAAAGAAAATGTAGTCATTTACTGACACACCATGAGAATTTAAACTAACTTCGATTTTATTAGAACCAACGCTTGTTGCTAGACTACCTACAGTTCCGTCTGTACCTACTGTTACGGTACTGACAATAGGAGTTATGTCATAAATAATATCGTTGGTAAGAACATATAATTTTTGTTCTGTACCAAATGAAAGTAACTTTTCAGTATTATTACTTTGCCATGTTATTAAGTCTCTGGATACACCATCAAATGTAGAGTTAAGATGCTTTTCATATCCTCTAAAGTTTTCTGGCTTACCTTCTCTAAAACGAACACGATCACAATCATACCAAGAGCCATCTTCTGAGTAAGAAGTAGACTCTCGATGAATGCCCGGTCTTAGAGTGAGCTTAAAAAGTTTTGCTGCAGTGCTTGCCATGTATATCTACTGATTAAATTCGCTTATTTTCACTGATGAAATGACAGTACCACCTCCCTGTATAATACCGCCCCTATTCAAGAAAATTTCTTGCGAGGTATTTTCTCCTGCTCTAAAACTAAATTGAATAGGATTTGTATTAGATACTGAAACACTATATCGAATATAAGCCGTATGAACGCCATTGTTTGCATTAGCTATTTGAAAAGGATAAGATGCAACTGCATCTGTGACAGAATTTTTAAATAAGGCTAATGTCATATTACCACTACCCGCAATTCCTAAATTTACAAGTGCATTCACTTCAATTCTACTGCCAGAACTTTCAGGGGTAATTGAACATTCTAACTGTGTAATATGATTTCCTTCTGTAATTTGAGGAATAGTATTATCGGAAGGAATAGCAGAAGCGCCTAAACTTACAGCAGCGGCACTTTCAACATAAACAGGAGAAGGTAATGGACTTGCCCATACAGGATTAGCTCCTGAGCCTTGTGTTTTTAAGAACTGACCTGAAGTTCCTGCAGCTAAATTTTGTATGTTTGTCCCGTTATTATAAAGAATATCTCCTTGAGCATCACCACCATAAATTAAGTTATTTCCCAAACCATCAAAAGCAGAAGCAGACACTGTTCCTGAAAATCTGCCAGATACTGCTGACACTGAGGTGGCGTTGATCTGAGTTGCGCTCAAAATACTGGTAGATACTTCTGTAGCATTAAGAACGCTAGTAGATACTGATGTAGCAGTAAGGCTATTAACAGTAAATGCACTAACTGATGTAGGGAAAGAACTTTGATAGATATTAGTTCCATCCGTAGCAATCATAATGTTTTGGCCTTGCTCTAAAATACTGGCGGTATTACCAAGAGTTTTAATTTTAAGAGCAAATGAACCAGAAGTATTATTTCTAACAAAGTATGTCTTATTGTTTGAAGGGATAATGATTGAAGTTTCTGCGGTAAGTGTTCCATCAAAAGATAGTGCTGCATTACGGGACTGATCTGTTACACCGTCTAGCTCTGTTAAAGTAATAGGGGTAGTTCCGCTAACAGAGACAATCTGATAACCTGCTACTGCCTGATCGACAAGATCAATAACATTCTGATTTAGAATATCGCCCCAAGAGTTAGGGTTTTCACCATCAGCCTGTTTTTCTAGTCGAATATTTGTAGTGTACGTACTTGCCATTCTCTAAACCCCTAAAGTTGGATAAATAATCAGGACATAGCCTATGTTATTTTCGCCCATATTTATTTTAATTACGCCTATAGGCCTTCCTACAAAGTCATTAAATTTATATGTCTCTTCTAATACCTTGCTACTTAAAATAAAAGAACTGTAATAACATCTTCCTTCTAAGGACAACTTCCAAAATATTTTATCAGCTTCTTTTTTTGATTTTGTTAGACCATAAGCTACAGCCAGTATTGCCTCTTCTTCTGTACAGAAACTTTTATATGTTATTATATCTCTATTATTATCTACATCAAATTCATTTGCATAACTATTTAAAGAAAAAAGAAACAGATGAAAAATTGTAAAATATTTTATCATTGTCTTGGGTCTTCAGGCCATCTATTTTTTATATCAATTATTTCTAGCTCTGAAACGCTGCTAGCATTACCAATCGCTGTTTCTAACTCTGCATGTTTATTTCTTAAATTTGTACGCCATGTAACTAAGTTACTGGGTTTAGCTTCTGATATTTCTTGCTCACGAATCACTATCCAATCAGTTTGTTGTAACAGAAAAAACAAAGTATTATTGATGCTAGATAGCATTGCTGACTTAACATCTTCTACAGAACGAGGCGTATTAATATATGTTCTAGTAACAATCCCATTTTCAAACGTATCGAAATAAGAATTGCTATAAAAAGTATTAGACTTATTTGAATTATTCTCTTGTATTTTATAAAGACCTATAGCTTCTCTTTCCTCATCACTCCATAAAGTAAATACTTGACTGGAATGCTGAACATCATCAATAGTAATAGGTTCTGGTTTATCTATAACTTTTACTATTGTGTTATTTTTTACTAATGCCCACATTATATAAATATTCCCTTATTAAGCTATACTTACCAAACCACCCATTACAGGATAATAATCAGGAGCAGTTCCACTACCACCCATTCCAATAGGTGTACCACCGTTTGTACCAGTTCCTATTGAAGTTCTTCCATCTGAAAGGTCTAAATTGCAATCAGGATTAATAGTACCGCTATTACTGCCTAATACTATTTGAGTAGCATCTCCATTAGCAGGAGAAAACCCACCTCCAATTAATTCACCAGTTGGATTACTGTTTCTCTCAAAGTTAGTGTCTCCTGTAGATCGAATAACTAACCAAATCTTACTTTCTCCTGTTACTACAGGATCAGTATTAAATGTATACTCGTTTTTTCCAGCCTGTGTGGCGATTGTTACACTTCTTTCTAATAAAGTATCAGGACTAGAAACACCATCATGTGTCCAAATTTCAACAAATGAACTACCAACTATTGTTGCGGTTGAATATGCTCTTGCTTTAGTAACGGTAAGTGCTTCTTCTCCTTGACCACCCGAACCTAACAATATGTTAGTATTAAATACCATTTACGAGTATTCCTTAGTCAGGACAGAATGAATTTTTGTAGAACTGTAAACTATATAGTCTAACCTGTCAACAGCATTGATAGAGGTAGATAGTGTAGGTGCTGTACCAGCGGGAAATTCCCAGCTTGTTCCATAAGACAATGTTCTACTTCCTGTTCCATCCTGAACAATAAAGATACTTCCTACTTGACCAGCATCAACATTGGTTGGATTATCTAGCGTTCTATTCCCTGCAAGAGTAACAGCAAAATTTTGTCCTGCATCAAAGTCTACAGCAATGTTTGCACCATCAGTTAAAGCGTTTATCTCTGCCAATGCAGACTTAGTAATATGAATTTGTTTTAATGGTGTAGCTTGACCAACACCAATTAATCCACCAACCTTTAAATCGCCACTAACAGACGCGGATGTTTTAACTACAAGCGTATTAAATGTACCACTGTCTGCAGATATGTCTCCCTCTAGAATAGTATTGATGGATGTAATAGCTGCAGCATTAACGCTGGTAAGGGCAGATACATTTGCTACAACCGTATTAATTGAGGTTATAGCTGAATTAATACTGGTAATAGCTGCAGCATTAACACTTGTTAAAGCACTAACATTTGCTACAACCGTATTAATTGAAGTTATAGCTGAATTAATACTGGTAATAGCTGCAGCATTTACACTGGTTAAAGCGGATACATTAGCTACAACCGTGTTAATAGATGTAATAGCTGCGGCATTAGCTGACGCAAGAGCAGATACAGCCTGAATATCTGCTGATGTTGCTACTGCATCTCCACCCACAAATATTCCTGTTGTAGCATAAATATTAGCTGCAGAGACTGCACCACTCATTTCTAAGTCTGTACCACTAACTTTTCCTAAGAAAGAACCTCCGCTAACTAAAGTAAGTTGATTGATTGTAAACGCAGAAACAGATGAAGGTGCTGTAGGAAGATTAGTTAAATTAGACCCATCGCCATAATAAGTAGATGCTGAAACTGCACCACTAAATTCTGCGGCAGTACCGCTAACCTTACCTAAGAAAGAAGCACCACTAACTACTGTAAGCTGATTGACTGTGTAAGCAGAAACAGATGTAGGGACAGAGGCAGTAATGCCTGTTAAATTAGAACCATCACCATAATAGGTAGACGCACATACCTGACTAGCAATTACCGCTGAGTCTGCGGTTATCTTTCCAGAAGAACTTACATCACCTTGAACTGTTAGTTTACCTGTAGTTAAAACTTCTGAGTTACTTATCTGCAGTGCAGAGTCTGTTCCTTCACCATCAGAGATTGGACGTAGTGTAGTGTCAATGCCACTATTACCATTGCTTACTTGAAGCAAATCTTTATAAGTGTTAGATATAAGTTTACCAGTAAGTGTTGCCATTATATTGTGTTCCAATAACTATCTGTGTCTTCCCAATTCGTGCGAGCATTTTGCCACTCTATACCACGATCTGAGTTTGACGGTGGACGGGGATTACGAATATTTTCATCATCTCTTACATTTGGTGTTTTATTCTGTGGATGGTTTTTCAAATCATATCCACCCTCATAATCAGTAGGGCAGACAAGCATACCATAGCTGTTCATACGCATTACTCTGTGTGGATATTGAAAACCACACACATCGCATATAGCTTTAGCGTTTTTGTTGCTTGCCATTATTATACTCTATTTAATCTAGGTAAAAAATAAGCACTTGCCCTTTCTCTGTCTTCATTCATAGCGTGTGTTAGCTTTTCTTCATACTCAGCCTTTAGTAATGTAATACGACCTGTATCTATGCCAGGACGTTTCATTGACATGTAATAAGCCAAGCCTGTAGTAAGACATGGATAAAACCTACGAGAAATATCTGCGTTCTGTCCTGCAGATTTATTTACATCTTCAGTATACTTTACCTGTTCTAGTTTAACAATATCTGTTGTATTTTCTGGAATAGGCCAAAGGAACAAAGTAGGATTGTTTCTATCTCTACGAATAGCATATTGAGTAGGTCTTCCTGTTTGACTTTTACGAGGAATTTTTAAATACTCTTCCATAGTAATACGTTCAAGCTGAAGGTCTACATTATCTCTATTAAGAACTGCCTCAGTAATATCAATGGTACTTGACGTTAGCGCATAAGATGTTACACTGGTAGAAACTGAAATAGCCGTTGTACCAGCAGTCCAAAGAAGAATACCACGATTTTGCCAATCCTGAAGAAGAAGATTAATTGACCTACGAGCAGACTGAGGTTCATGTCCTAGTGTCTGCTCACCGCCAATCATTTCCATTGCTTCTTGAATAACTTCATCAATGTCCATTGAGAAGTCATATGTTCCGCTAGTGGCCATTTAGCTTATCCTAGTCTTTGTATTCTACAGTAACACCATAGTCATAGTCTACAATAACATCCTGCTCCTGTGCCTTAATCTGTGGGCCTTTACGAGCAGCACCATAACCCTGACCAGTAGGACGACCTGTCATTGCATCAATGTCTTTATCTGTACGTGGATTTTTAATCCAGTTATAAGTATATTCTTTAATATTTTCCATTTTTAATTCTCCGTTTGGGTTTGCGTTTAATACGCTTTTTCATTGGTGGTTTAGTAATCTGTTGACTTACTTTTGATCTACCAATAGCCATTACTTTTTCTTTACCTTATACATAGCTCTTGCCATTTTATCTCCAGCTTTATTTTTAGCTGTATTAGATAAATCCTTAAAGTGCATTACACGCTTAGAACTTTTAGTATGTATTTTTCCGCTGTGAATAGAACCATCAGGCATTTTATGAACCTCACCGTAGTAAGGTGTTCCGTCCTTAGAAAAATGTGTCATACCTTTTGCCATTATCGTTTCTTCCTTCCGCGTACCAATTTCTGTCCTTTAGGTGGAGATTTTTTAGAACCACTTGGTCCTGCCCAAAAAAACTTATCCGCCCAGTATGCAGGGCTTGTTTTACCTCGTGCAATGTTTTTAGCGTGTCGTGCCTTAAAAGATTTACGTGCTTCAGGAGAATAATTATGACCCATCTTCTGATCACCAAAACGAATAATCTTTACTCTTTCTCCATTTTTTACAGCAACAATACCTTTTTTGGTAGGATGGCTAGGAGTTTTCTTTGGTTTATTTAAACCTGATAAACCATAGCGTTTTAGTTTATTTTTGTCTGACTCAGATAATGCCATTATTTTGTCTTTCTATACTTTCTAACTTTCTTAGCTATAGTCTTAGGCTGTTTTACAAACTGTTTGCCTTGCTTAGTTCCTTTACGCTTCGCTGCAGTAGTTCTAGCATACTCGGAAGAAGACAAAGACTTAATTGCTTTTTCAGGAAGATAACGCTCACCAGTAGCTTTTGGTCCTTGAGTAGATGGTTTACCTGACTTAGTACGCCACTTTTGCTTTGTCCAAGACTTTAAACTTTTTTGCTTTTTAGTAGGACCAGACTTATAACCACCACCAGCCTTTTTATATTCACTTGCCAGTAGCTGCGCTTTTCGTGCAGACCACTGACCAGCCTTACCACCCTTAGTTCCAGACATAATTTTATTCTTTAGTCTTTCTCGTAAGGCTGACTTAGTGTAGGTATTAGCCACGTTTTTTCTTTCTTGTCTTACTTTTTCCTGCAC